ATTACAAACTGGTATCGCATAACTTATTTTCATCTTCTAGTATTTCTTCAAATTCAATTTCAGGGATTTCATTGCAGAGATAAAACATTCCATCTTTTTTAAGTGCTGTATCGCATCTCCAGAACTTTTTAAGTAGAGATATGTTTTTATCAATTTTAGGAGTAATCTTTATTGTTCTGTATAAAACAAATATTCGATCGCCAAATTGAAGTATGTTATTCCTCATCAAAGATTCCTATTTCTTCTGCAGCATCCATAAATTCTAGTTTATTAAATCTTTTGGTGCCTTTCATATCCATTCTAAATTTATAATATTCACCTGGATTAGAGGGATCTGGGAATTTATCTTTTTCTTCTTCAGTAACAGGTATTGCCTTAACAGCTGCCCAATACCAATCTTTAGATCTCTTATTCCACTCAGGAAATACCATTCCTCTTTCTTGTAGATTTATAACTTTAGGATACCATGCGAAACCCTCATGGGATTGTTTTAAATCTTTAATAATTTCGGCAGTATGTTCATAGTTTTCTTTTTCAAAGTCACTCCCATCTACCATTTGATCATTTGTAGTAAAACCACAAGTCCAACAAAGATATACATCAAGAGCTGGAGTAAGTGGGTTTTTTGAACAAGCATTAGATCCACAACATGGACAATCAATTAATCCTTCTTTCATGCTTCTACTTTTTTAAGTTTAGGTAATTTAAGTTTAGGTAATTTCTGTGTTTGCGGTTTATTTACCTTTTTTAATTTAGGTAATTGAAGTGGGATATTAACGGCCACCTTCACTTTATCCATATATTCTTTAATTACTTTAGTCATTTTATCTTGACTGAAATTTTCTTTAAGAAATTTAGTTTGCTTACGACTACTTTCAACATATTTTTTATATTTTTTATAAACATCTTTCATTGCTTTAGAAGCCACTTCAGTATTTACATTAAACCATTTAGCTTCTTTAAGGAGCCATTCATTTGATGCTGTTTTATGTATGGGTTTAAGTTCTCCCCCAAGTAATATATTATATTCAGGTCTAATAAAATCAACATGTCCACTCCAGTTAGTTGCGATTACAGGTTTACCAGTAATAGCTTGTTCAAGTAATGGTCTACCAAATCCTTCCCCTTTAGTAAAGGAGATGAATGATTTTATTTTGGGGTCATTATTAATTTTATTAAGTTCTTCATTTGTAAATTCACCATGTAAAATATAAATATTGGGTAAATTTTCTTTATGATTAAATTTATTTCTAATTCTACGAATATCTTTAAGGATTTCTTCTTTATCTAAAAGACTATAATCCATCTTATTTATTTTTAAAAGTAATGCAGGTTTAAGTCCTCTACCTTCAAAAGTTTTTAAAAAGGTTTTAATTAAGGTAGCAACATTCTTTCTATCTTCTCCATGATTACCTGGGAGCCAATGTCCTGTAAATAGGAAACAAAAACTTTCGTCTATATTGTCAAGTAAGCCGGATTTTCCTGGCTCTTTAAAATAAACCCCCGTATCTAGACCTTCAAATAATACTTCTATAGGACGTTCTAATTTTACTGTTTTTTGGGGGTTTCCTTGTTTGTCATTTTGGGTAATTTGAATTTGGGAAAATATATTTTTTGAAAAATTAGATGATACTAAATTTAAATCCATTCTATTCATCCCCTCTACAAAATTTGGTGGGGGGGCTGTCGATTCTATACCTGCAGTGATTCCTATATTGAATTTTCCTACTTTTTGAAATTCATTAGGGATAGTAATCTGCATCCATACATCAGGTTGTTGGGTTAATTGTTTAATGATGTAAGTTTTTAAAGGATCATTTTCTTTTAAAAATCCCCAAGGGGTATTACCCCACATTTGGGGAAGGATTTTAATATCCCAATCATTTCCTTTTGCTTCTATAAGTGAGCGAACAAAATCGCGAGAGCGGTGTCCATATCCGCTAAATGTATCTATTGGACAACTAACTACACAAGTTGGTTTCATGTTAAAACTTCTTTTAATTTTTCTTTAAATTCTGGGGTATATTGAACTGAGTTTGGGTTATATGTTGAGTACCCATCACTAACTTTTTCAATTGAATATTTTTCAATAGGTTTCCAATTTTCAAATAAGGTATTTATTTTATCTATAAAATTCTGGCCCATTCCCCCGGCTGTCATTCTTGATTCTTCTGATAGTAACCATTCCCGGCCATTAAGACCTCTGCGGTTAATCTCTTCTCTTCCCATATTATAGCATTTTAAAAGTGCTAAACCGGCATCCTCAATATCTACTTGGGTAGCATAAATATAAGGTGTTGGAGGTGAACCCTTTAATGAACGTGTTTTAGGCCACATTGGAATTGCCCATTCACCATGTTTTTTATAACGACCATTACTATTTGTAGGAAATTCTGTATTGAAATTAATCCAGTCTCCCTTTTCGTTTTCAAATCTCATTTGATCTTGCATACCTCCCTGGACTGGGGCTACAATCATATTTCCAGCCATAAGACCTTCAGTAAGTGATAATCCCCAACCTTCATTATCAGTCATCATAAATTGTGCATCTGCTAAATTATAATAATAATTTAGGTGCTTTTCATCACATTTACCCTCAGTAAATTTTATTTTATTTAATTTAGGATCACATATAGTTTCTATTACAGCTGGAATATCGGTTCCATTGTTATCTAATTTATCTGTGTGTAGAATTAATAGACAACGTTCTGCTTTTTCTTTAGGAAGTTGATCAGTAAATATTTTCCAAGCAGTGACTACATCTCCTGGATTTTTTCTTCTAATATTTCTATTATTCCAAAAAACGACAAAATCATATTCTTCATTATTAAAGAATTTTTCTTTAAATACTTCAAATTCTAAATCATTTACTATAGGAAAGAATTTTTTCTCATCTATACCATGGGGAACATATTGTACTTGCCAATCTTTTTTTGGATAATCCTTAAGTACATTCTTAACTAAATTTTTAGTTTGTTTAGAAATACAAAGAAGCATATCATCTGACCTGTAGTAATCTCGATTATACATTGGGTATGGTAAATCATCCCAAATAGTGTAAAAAATTAGTGGAATTTGTGTGCGAATTTCTTTTTCCATTCGGTATAACCAGGTCCAATATCTAGGATCTGTGAAATGAAGGATAGCATCTGGTTTTTCTTGGGTAATTAATTGGCGTATAATTTGATCATTTCCATACCCATCCCATGGGATAACTTTTATATCTGAATCTGTAATTCCTGCTAGTTCATTTACTTGGGGGCTTAAATCAAATGCTTGACCTTGTTCAGGGTGTTTGATTGCTGCCCCTAAATTGACCCAATTAAAATGATGAGCAGTATTTATAACTATTTCTTTTGCCATAGTTCCTATGCCACTATGTAATCTGATATCGTCACAAAGGAAGAAGATTTTTTTCCTTTGGTCTTTTGGTATATAACCTTTTTTCATGAATTAAAACTTATTTTGTATTTTATAATTTATAAACCACTACCACTAATGGTTAGAGCAGTATGTGTATGAAGGGATTTTGCAAATTCCTCGTTAGTTAAATAGAGATGTATGCTTCTATTTACTAGTTTTTGAAGATTGAATTTTTTTCTAATTGAAGCTACTTTAAAGTCTTCAAATAATTTTTCTTCTAATTTTACGGATGTTAATTTAAGGGCCATTTTGTATATGTTTAAATGCGCATATACATATATTAACTAGTTTAAAGAACTATTTTTCTTTTGCTCTTCTAGCATGTTTTAAAGCCTCGGCTAAGATTGGATTTTTAGGACTTTTTTCTATTATTACTTCTTTTTCAACTTCAACAGGAACCTCTACTATTTTTTCTACCTTAACAGGAATCTCTACTATTTTAACTTCTGGTTCAGCATCTAAAACTTCAAATATTTTTTTTTTAGGAACTGTCTCACCATAAACATTTTCTATAGTTTTCTTTTTTAATTGTTCAAAAGCAAAATTAGCAGCAATTACAAGTGCAATAGCAAGAGGGTCAAATACAAATATAATTGTAAGGAGAAGATAGTTTATTATCCTATCCATAGGTAATCCTGTCAGTCCTGATAGATATTTGAGTGGACCTAATTCACCTGCTATGTTATTGTTATTTGTTACCTCAACTATTTCGGTTTCATAGTTAAATAACTGTTGGTTTAAATCATCAACTTTAGAATTTATTTCTGTTTGTCTTTCTATTGCCTGATCTAGTTGTTTTTCTAGGGCTCTACGGGTTGAGGAGGAGGTTGTTGTTAACACATTACCTAATGTGTCCGTATACTGTATTACATTGTTAGATAAGCCAGACCTCAGACTACTCACGGCCTCATTAATGGATAATTTTTCATCGCTGTATACTGCAAGTTGTTCTTTTACATTGTCCCTTTTTGTTTCTATAAGAGATATTTGAGAATCAACATTTCCTGCTTTAGCTGCTGTTTCTTGGTATGCCGCTGAAAGGAATCCATAAATACCCATTGATGTAATTAAAATTAGAATAAAACATGCAATAGATAAATAATATTTAAGTAATCGGGGGAGAGTTTTTCTATATTGGTAAAGTAAAGAAGCTATTACTAATTTAGCTACTTCAAGTGAAGCTGCCATTATTATAACAGCAAATGAGGCCCCCGCAAATAGCTTGCTTAATCCACTAACAGAATAAAAAGCAGCAGATGCAGAAACAGTAAGGGCACTAAAAGCTATAAGAAAAGGAAATGCCCTAGATTGTAGCCTTTTTATCGCAGAGTTCAGGTTTATCATTAAAAGGACACCATCTACAGGATTTATCGTTCGGAGTCTTAGTATACTCCTTCAATTGATACATATCATCCTTAAAACAATCCTCAATAAATGCATGAAGATCTCGGGTTACTCTATTAAGAGTTGTTTTACCCGAAGAGGGGACATAATACTGGATACGACTAGCAGACGCCGGGTATTTAGGCTTTTTAGGTATCTTGCGCTTTACTATAAAGTATTTACAATCGATTTCTTCTACAGGTATATTATACTGTTCCGCAAAGTATTTCTTATATAATACCATTTGGGACATTTTAATTTTATCCTCTTTATCCCATTTACCCCAACCCCTAGTTGAAGTTTTAATATCCCAAATACTTACTTTTTTAAGGTCCTCATCATAAAAGACTAAATCAAGTTTACCATATAACATGATATTAGGATGGTCTTTATGTGGTGGGGTTAGGATAGGCATTTCTATTCCTAGAAGTCTAGTTCCCTTTTTTGTAAAGTGCATTTGCCTTCTTTCAAGGAAAAAATCAATAATATTTAATCCATCATTTACAAATTCAGCAATTTCCTTTGGGGTAGAAAAATTGCTACCAATTTGTTCTTTATAATCATTATACATTTTTAAAAAACGTTGTTGAAAATCCTCATGAATAGGAAATTCATCCGCAGCTTTAATAGATGTATTATACATTAAACCTAAATATTCTTGTAGGGTTTCATGCATTGCTGAACCAAACGCTAAGTGGATATTTGGGGGTTGCTTTAACTTATCAATATACATTAACTTCCATTTATGGGGGCATGATAACCACAATGAAAGTTGTGAATAAGAAACATGTTTGCCCTTTTTAAAGTCAATTTCGGGAACTACTGTATTTTGTACATTTTCTAATATGCTCATATCGTGAATATACGAAGGAAGATTTGGTTTTCCAAATTTATTTAAATTTACCTTGCTGTACTATTTGTCCTATGATACCGTATACACTAAGATCTTTGAATGTATCTTCTACAGATTCTCCTACTGTATCAGGTTCCCCTAATACGACTAAATTCTTTAGTCGTTGGATTTTGTCATTCATTCTAAACCATAAACCAGTAAGGGATAATTTAATGTCTCCTTCTGTTTCTAAATTTGTTCCTACATTAATATTAGAGGATCCATAATTACGATGTTTTTTACAAAATAAAATATATTGTTCCATCATAATTTTTTTATATTCAGCAGTAAGTTCGGGGTATTTTTCTTCACACCATTTTACAGCAGCATCATCTTCGGGAGTAAATTCTATCATTTTTTTATTAATTTTTTTATTTCACCTTCTTGTAAGCCTATGCTATTAAGTAAAGTTTTAATATCTTTTTTATTCATAATATTTAAATAATCTTCTGCTTGTTTACATGAACATTCAAAATATCCACTTAACAAGGCTAATAATTGGGGATTTCTTTTACTTTCTTTTTTTCCTTTAATCCATTTTTTAAATCTAAAATTAGTAGGTAACATATCTTGATAATATTTAAATATTTCAGCAGGGGTTAGTTGCCCCCCAGTGTGTGGTTGGAGATTATTAACTATATCTAAATAATCTGAATTAAAACTAAGAGCACGGTTTATAATAAAAGTATTCCAACTTTTTTGTTCTTCATCACTTAGATCTTCCCATTTAACTTTTTTATTGTGGACTAGTTTTAAATAATCAAAGGGCGTCATCTTTGGGTTGGAATTCTTTGTTAACATGTCCACATTTATGGCAAGCATAAACGGGAATTGGGATTAGTGCTGGTTGTCCTGTTGGGGAAAGCATGGGGGAAAGTTTACGCATAAGAGTAACTTGAGTAAAATGCTCACAACCACATTCATCACAAACCACAGGAGTAGTTTGTGTGATATCTACATTAAAATTTTGTTGTTGTTGCATTATTTATAATGATTTTTAGGTGATTTAGGTTTAGAGTATTGTTTTTCTACTCTATTATATTTTTTATTAAACCACTTTAACCATTCTACTGATTGCAAGTATGTTTGTTTTTGTGAATTTACACTCATATTTTTAATAATTTATTTAACATAGCGGCTACACAAATTTCTTTATCAATAACAAAGCTATATTCATACTGATATTGGGATATAATTATAATTGCTTCTCCAATATTTGTAGTATATTCTTCTACATTATCATATAAACATCTAAACAATGACTCAAATTGTTGTGCACCACTATCGGCAATTATTTGTCTAATATTATTTAATTTAGCTTTATTTTTTAAAGCAGCTACAACTTTATTTTCAAAGTCAGTATTGACTAATGATTTAGAATCTAGGATTAATTCCCCCCCTTTTACACTACCTTGTACTGTGTTAAGAATTTTACGAATATCAGGATAATGGGTAATAATTATTTTTCCTAAGTCTTCTTTAGTATATTGGATTTTTTCCTCTTCACATATTTGTAATATATGTTGTCCCACTTCTTTTTTAGAAGGGGGTATAATACCGAAGGCAACGCAACGGGACTGTAGAGGACTAATGATACGATCCAAATAGTTACATGTAAAAATAAAACGGCAAGAACTACTAAAAGTTTCAATAACATTTCTAAGAGTTGCTTGGGCCTGGGGAGTGAGGTAATCTGATTCATCTAATATTATTATTTTTAATCCATTAAATCCTATACTTGAAGCAAAAGGAACAATTTTATCCCTAATAGTATCTATACCTCTTTCATCACTTGCATTAATATATAAATGATCAGCACCTAATTGTTTTACTATTAGTTTAGCCAGCGAGGTTTTTCCTGTCCCCGCTGGACCAAACAATAGTAAATTTTGTAGAGTACCCTCTGTTATGTATTCTTGAACTTTATCTCTAACAGTACTGTCACCAATAAATTTATCAAGATTTTGGGGTCTATATTTTTCTACAAATAAATCCATTAAAACATTGGTTGCTCAGGCATAGATTCACTTTCTTTTTTAGGTGTATCTGTAATTACACATTCTGTAGTAAGGAGAATGCCTGCTGCTGATGCCGCATTTTCAAGAGCACACCGTGTAACTTTAGTTGGATCAATAATGCCTTCAGAAAGCATATTGACTTCATTTTCGGTAGCTAAATTCCATCCTAATTCAAAATTACCCTCTACATTTAATGCTGCTAGTGTGCATTTTTCATGGTTATAACCTGCATTTGAAAGTATTTGATAAAAAGGTTTACGAATAGATTTGCGGACAATTTCATATCCCATTTCCTGTGAGGTATTTAATGTATCATTTTCTATCTTAGTTGATGCACAAAGTAAAGCATGACCACCCCCAGGGAGAATACCTTCTTCAATGGCTGCTTTAACTGCATGAACAGCATCATCTACTCTATCTTTACGTTCATTCATTTCAGCTTCTGTATAACCGCCAACATTAATAACAGCTACACCACCAGCTAATTTTCCTAAACGTTGTTGTAGTTGTTCACGGGCATAATTGCTTTCTGCTTTTTCAATTTGATCTTTAATTTCATTAAGACGTACTTCAATAGCTTCTTCAGTACCACTTCCATCTACAATTGTAGTTTCCTCTTTAGAAATAGTAACACCTCTAGCTTCACCTAACATATCAAAGGTAACCTTATCAAGCTTCATACCTTTTTGTTTTGAAATAACAGTACCTCCTGTGAGGGCTGCCATATCTTCCAAAATCATAGTACGACGCTCTCCAAAATCAGGTGCTTTAACAGCAGCACATTTTAGAATACCTCTCATCTTATTTACAATCATTGCGGCAAGTGCTTCACCATCAATATCTTCAGCAACAATTAATAAAGATTTATTTTGTTGGCTAACTCTTTCAAGGATAGGCAATAATTCCTTTACAGCACTAATTTTACCATCATACATTAAAATATATGGCTCATCAAGCTGGCAAGTCATTGAGCCATTATCTGTCACAAAATATGGGGATTTATAACCACGATCAAACTGCATACCTTCAACTACTTCAAGTGTTGTTTCATGAGTTTTACTAGATTCAACAGTAATAACTCCTTCTCTTCCTGCTTTATCAAAAGCTGTGGCTATAAGAGTGCCTATTTCGGTATCATTATTAGCTGAAATAGTGGCTACTTGTTTAAGTTGATCCTCATTTGAAATATCTTGAGAATTTTCTTTTAAATAAGAAACTACATCCTTTACAGCCTTATCAATTCCTCTTTTTATATCAATAGCATTATTAGATTTATGGCTAACCGCCTCTAATGCTTGATTAAAAATTTCTCTTGATAAAACAGTTGCGGTAGTAGTTCCATCACCTGCTTGTTCAGCGGTTTTAATAGCTGATTGTTTAACAACTTGAGCACCTAAATCCTCTGTTTTGTCTTCAAGTGTAACTTGTTTTGCAACAGTAACCCCATCTTTAGTAGATTGGACTCCCATTCCATTTCCAGTTATTACATTACGGCCATAAGGACCTAATGTACTTGCAACTGCATCTGCTAATTGGTTTACTCCTGATTGGAGTTTACCTCTTCCTTCTTCTCCAAATTTAATAACTTTACTCATTTTTTTTAATTTATAATTCCTAATATTTCTGATTCTGAGGCGAGAACATATTCTTCACCTTCAAGTTCTACTGTATTTGCCCCATATTTAGGCATAATAACTTTTTGGCCTATTTTTAGGCTTGTAGGAATTAAATTCCCATTATTGTCATAACGACCCGGTCCTACAGCAAGAACTGTTCCAAAGTCTGGTCTGTCTTTACCCATATCGGGAACAACAATGTTCCCATAGGTAGATTCTTCCTCTTCAATCGGTTTGATTAAAACACGATCCGCTAAGGGTGTAATTGGAGTATTTTCCATTTTTATATATTTTATTGGTTTTGATTACGTACAAGGTAATAATTAGTTTCTAGGTCTCCAAATTTAAATGCAAAAGTCATTAATCCTTTTGGGTTTATTTGGACCCACCCATGTTCAAAGCGTTTATTGTGTTTAAATATTTCTTTTACTAAATCTGCATTGAATGGGATATTGTCTAACTCAACATCAATGCCACCCTCTTCTACATTTATTGCAAAAGAAACAGAATTAGTTGAATTTGTTCCAATAGTAAACATTACTTCTTTTGAAGTAAATCCATTTCTAGTAGAGATATAAAATACTTCTTCACCCACAGCATCTTTTGCCTTAATAAATTTAGTAGTAAATTCTTCATTTAACTCTATTACTACATTTCCCTCCATTTTATTAATGGCAGGGACATTTGGTATAACTTGTGGGTCGGCTAAATTAAAGGAAATATCCATATTAGTATCAGCTATAATAAATTTAGATGGGGTACCACCTTCTTTATTAACATCAAACATTACTTCATTTTCAAGTATTCCTAATAATTTACTTAATGTTGAAGTACTATAAATTCCAAATTCACCTACAGGGAATTGAAAATTTTTGCTTTTTATTTCTCCTACTAAATTTTGGGAGTCATTAATAAATTTAGCACTTAAAGATTCATTATCTGAAACCCATTTAATTCGTTCTATATTACCACCTAAATGATATTTATCTATAAAACTATCTATAATTCTTTTATCTGTCATTAGAATGAAAAAAAGTTGTTAACGTGTGTGTTAAGTGTCAAACTACCCCAACTTAAGTCTTGGTAAAATGACTCTAATTTATTTTTTAATATTGAGTCGAATGCTTTATCTCTATCAACATACATTTCCACGAATGTACGAACACCCTCTGGGAAATCAAAATCTAAGAAGCCCATTGTATCAATTTTATATGGATTATCTTTTAGGTAAACCCATTTAATTTTATCACCTTGCACTATTTGGGAATGTTGTTTATCTATTCCTTTAAATTTAAGAAAATCATTATAGCGAATTGCTGCTTTAGCATTTACAGGTGTACCTGTTTTGAGTGTAGTAAATATATTTCCAGCACCAGGGGGTCGTTCTATATATTTTTTAATATCTTTTACTCCTGTAGGTTTACCTAACAATTCAAGTGGTAATTCATTTAGACTGTTTTTAAATTCTAGGATTTCTTGATCTATTTCACTTCTTGTAGCTCCAAATAGGATTTTATTTAAAATTCCATTAAAGAATTTTTTAAATAAAGGTGGAAAATTAGATTTCATAAAATCAAGACCTTTAACATCAATATCCTCTACTTTCATACCCTCCTTTTTTGTAATGTATTGAGCATATCTCCTTTTACCTGAAAAGAAACCTGAGCGAATAGTACATTCAGTTTTCATTTCAAGACGATGTTCTTGGATATTAAATGCTTCTTTAGCTAAGGTATTATAATACTCAGTAATAAGATCTTGGTATTTTATAGCTATTTTTTCTAAAAGATCATCTTGTTCTTCTGAAGGTAATTCAGAAAAATTAGGGTATAGATGTTTTAAAATAGGTTCAGCATGAAAATAATTAGAGTCTGTGTCCACATATGTGCAGAGGTTTTTATCTCCCTCTTTACAAATCCACCATGGTATTTCTTCTTGATTAACCATTAATTAAAATCTATCGTCTATTCCTGGTGATTGAACTATACCCCCATCCTTTTCTCCTCTAGATGTTACTATAGTTTCTTGAATCCTTATATCAAAATGATTTCCTAGGATTCTTAATTTTCCCCCTTGCTGGAGCATTTTTTTAAAAAAAGTAATTTGTCTATCATTCCAATCTTTACTAAGATCAATTATTTCTTCTTTTCTAACATATTCACCATTTAATTTAATGATAACATTACTTCTTATTGATTGTGGGGTAAGTGCCATTATAATTCTAATTTTAATTCGTTTCTTAATACTTTATTCATATGAGTATTTGCAAATAAAGCAGATTCTTGGATAATTCTTTGACCACTTAAAGTTATAGCTTCACTAAGAATAACACTACCATACCTAAAACTAGGTAATGCAGTAGCACCATAAAGTGAATTTAATAAAATTTTCATAGTATATTGTTTAAGGTGATTTTGTTCACCCTCTTTTTTATCTCCACTTTGGTATGCTTTTTTCATTGCTGTTTTATATTTAACTCGTTCGTCAAACCATTTAGATAGGATAACTGAAAGTACAGATTTTTTATCTGTTCTAAACATAACACCATTTGCTGTGATCGTTAGATCATGCTTTTTAATCTTATTAATTATATCACTTATGCGCGTATTTTGTATTTTACGCGCGGTATTTTCAAGGGGTAAAGTAGATTCAGGGTCCGTGGCGACTTTAGATTCTAAATCGTTTAAACCAAGTCTACTATTTCTATCATCAAATGAATCTAAAACTCTACCAATGTATGTTTCTTTTCCTATATTAAGAGACATAATAATTGATGGGTACAGTGATGTAAGATCTTCATCAAACATGTAGTTATAAATACCTGTTTTTGGGCAGAATAAATAACCTCCAGCATAATTTTTCTTTGTTATAGGGTTAAGTTCTTTATTAGGGGGAACTATATTTTGTGAGATAAGCCAACTAGAAATAGCCCCATCATGGATGCGAGATGATTGGTAAACCTCCTCATATAATATTTTACCTTTATGGGCAAGGTTTTTTGTTAGCTCAATGTATTTGAACTTTTCGTCTAATTTTTTTAGAATTAAAACATCAACAAAGTTATATTCAATAAATTTTTCTTTATCTTCTTCAAATAATCTGTCAAGTGAACCCTCATATTCAATTTTCTTTTGATCTACGTATTTTTCTCCTAAAGAATCAAGTTTATAAGATGGTTCGTCTTTAAAGCTATATTTTTTATGTAAACGTATATAATCTAAAGAAGCAACTCCTGCAATGCGAATAGGCATATCTTCACTCCAATGGCGTTCCTCTATAATATTAATGGGGGACATTCTACTTGCAGTACGTTTACCCATAGTATTTTTAATCCTATAATAAAGGTAGGGAATATCAAAATAATCGCTATTATATCCTACTAGAATATCTGGTTGGACTTCTTCCATCATTGATACAAATTTATCTAATAAATCTGTTTCTCTAGATACAGGAATTACTTCTCTTCCTTGATTATCAAATGTATGTTCAAGTTTTCCCTCTTTATCAACAATAACAATTTTCCATTCATCTACTTGGCGATCCCACCATGCAATTGAAGTAACAGGTTTTGGAGCTGATTTAATATATTCAGGAGTTAAAGCACCTCCCATTTCAATCTCAATATCAAAAAATAATTCTCGATGTGTAACTGAAGGAGTGTCATCATCACCATATTTGTCAATAAGAAATTTAGTATGGATATTGCCTCTAGTATGATCTGAGTAATGCATACGAGGATCTTCTCTATCCCAATTATGTATTTTTTTTAGGGTTTCTCCTTTTAGACCTTGATGTGTTGCTTGTTCAGGGGGGCAATTTATGTATCCATAATTTTGAAATTCTTCTAAAGAATAACCTTCATCTGTCCATAAATGGATATTATAGTGATTCCATTCATCCCCCCTTGTAACATAACAATTTTTATACATTAATTTTTATACTAATTCTTCTAAAATTCCAACTACTTCACTAAATATAAGAACAAAAGTAGCATATACCAAACTAAAAGGTATTAAAGCATAGCCTATAATTCTAATTCCTGATTTAATAAAACTAATTACCTGATGTTTTTTTGCGTCTGGTTGTTGCATAATTTAAGTGTTTTTAAAATTAGTTAAAAGTTGATTTTTTGTTTGATTATAACTTTCCATAAATTCAGAGAGATTATATTTTTCCCTTTTATTAGCTAGTAACATTCTAGATATTTTATTAATTATTGCATCTAGTGAGGTAAAATATCCTTGAGGAATATCTTTACCATCTACTAAAACATATTGATCCTCTTCTACTAATATAGTGTAGGGAGCTATTGAAGAATCACTAATTATACTTTTAGCCTTAGTTTGGCCTTTTTGTCTTCCTTTTCTCATAACTTATTATTTTTTAATTCATCTTCAGTAAAAAACTGTTTTAGGTTTGGTCTAAAATAGTTAACATTTTTCATTACCTTTCTATCTCTCGAGCGGTAAACAACGTACTTATTACCAACCTTTTCATAGTGACAGGCTTCACCTTGCTCTTTACTCCTCTTTTCAACCGTCGCTTGTGCTTCGTCTTCACTCGAGCAAGCTTTAGATAAATTCGATGCTTGCACTTCTTGATAGGCTGGCCAAATTTTATCTTTAAGGCCATGTAGCATAGTGCCGTTCCCAAGGGAAACATAAGTAATATCACACAAAGCATCCAAAACTTCCACGATGTCGCCTCGTTCACACGCTTCTCGATATTCCTCAAGTTCTTCCAAGACGAAGTCATAGACAAACTCCCATTCTTTTTTTTCTGGTATTGTAGGTTCATAATTGTTGGGTTTATTCATTAATAAATTAAATTCCTCAACTTCATCTACAAACGGGATGTCTTTAAATAAAACTAATTGCTTTCCCATTATTCAATAACTTTTACTAGTTTAATTTGCTTAAGTTGAGAAACGTGCCATTCCATGTTATACGTAGAATACTCTTGAGTTAACTTAACTTCAGCGTCTGTTGCATTTTCTGCATTTACCAGGAATTGTTCGCTTGTCCACCTAACGGTGCCACGAGAGGTTTCCTCTTCAACCTTTACTTTTGCTAGCCAATATGCCATAACTTTTTGTTTTTAATTTATCCTTTTAATAATTGTTTTCCTTGAGATCCTTCAGTTAATCCGCCCCCAAAAAATTCATCTAAAAAAGATTTTGGGTAGAGCAAAATTTCTCCGGTATAAGATTTAGTTTCTACCTGGCGAGACCCAAATGGGATATTCTTTGCTGCTGCAGCTGATGCTACTCTTTTACCTAATTCAGGTCCTGCTGCTCTACCTAAATAGTCATATAAACTTATCATAATTTTATTTATGAGTTCGTTTAAAATCAGCTGATAGATTTTTTATTTTATTAGCAGCTGATCTGCATCTTCCTTTAGCCGCAGCTGTTGGTTTGTCTATTTCTGTTTCAATCAATATTACTTGTTCTTTGATTGCATCTACTAATTTTTGTGTATTTTCCATTATATTTGTTTTTTAAATGTTATGTCCTCCGTTATTAATTTTTAAACTATCAAAAAATTCTTTTCTTGATAAATTATTGTTATCTCTAAATACTCCTGATGCTTTGGTAGTAACCATAGCTGCTCCTTCATGTTTAACGCCCCTACAGCTTACACAGTTGTGTGTTCCTACTATAGTGACAATAACCCCTCTATTACCCTCCGTAATTTTACATACAGCATTATGAATAGCTGATGTTAATTGCTCTTGAATAGCGCCTCTACGACCAAATAACTCTACAATTCTGTTAAGTTTAGATAATCCAATTACTTGGCCACTTTCTCCTGCTATATATCCAATATGTACTACACCCCCAATAGTTTGGTGGTGGTGGGAGCACATTGATGTTAATGGAATATTTCTTTCAATAATAATACCATCATAACCATCACTTGGGAAGGAAGTAATAGGAGACATTGCTGTGTATCTACCTTCCCACAAATCATTTACATATGCTTTTGCTACTCGTTTTGGAGTCTCCATTGAATTAGGATCATTTCTCCAATCACATTTTAATGCATCTAAAAATTGACCAAATGCTTGGGTAGCATCTTCAATCATATCCGATTTTTCTTGAAGTGATAAAGGAAACCCCTTTGCAACACCATTTGCAAAGCCTTCTTGTACTACTTCTAGTTCTTCGTGAATTTTTCTTCTTTTATTTTCCATTAAATTGTGTAAATTGTCTTTAAATTCCTATTATACCCATTTTCATCATCCATACCATATCCTATATAAAAGGGGTCAAATATAGAATCTGATTCTTGTTTTAATATATGAAGGGCATCTGGAAAATCCAAATTTTCTTTTAAAATAGTTGTAACTGCTGTTATACTTTTGGGGTGTTTTACTTCTAAAAAGCTTTTAACTGCTACCATAGTATTACCAGAATCAATAATATCATCTACTAGATAGACATGTTTTCCTTTAATTTTAGTTTCTAAATCTTTAGTAATAGATAAATCTCCTTGTTTTCTACCAAAATAAGATTTACATCTAATAAAATCAATTTCAATAGGAGCTGTAATTTGTTTAACTAAGTCACTAAAAAACATAAAACCTCCATTTAATATACAAACCATTACTATAGGGGTTGCGTCTCCTCTATGTTTGTCACTAATGCGTTTTGCTAGTATTTTAATTTGGATGTCTAGCTCTTTTTCACTTATTGCTTGTTCCATTTGTTTTCTATTATAACTTTTAATTTATCTACTAATTCTTCTACTTCATCAGGTTCCATAGTAACTGCACAACAGATATTAATATTGGATCTTATTTCTTCTAATATTTCTAATGCTTCCTCCACTAAACACCCCTTTCTGTATTATATGCTATAATATGATCTCTACCTGTCATATTATATCCATGTTCTGCTACCATTTCAAATACTTTAGGATACATTTCTATTAAAGTTTCTCGTGTATCTCCTGCGGGCATTACAAATGTTTTGTCCTTAGGAATATTCATTTTAATTCGAAAATCTTCAATTTCTTTTAATCCTTCCTCTGTGCCATCCCATACGGGTTTGTAGTGATAATCACTATGAAAATCTAAGGTTTTTTGAATGTTTTCATAATGTAATCTAAACTTGTTATGCTGCTTGACAAACCTTTCATCAACAACTTTACCACCGGGAGTAGTAATACCCACCCTAGGAATAGAATTAGAAAACTTAGGACTAAGAGATATGAGATTAATTGGGTAATCAGTCTTAACAAAATGGGATCCTTCTGTTTCAATTGTGATAATAATTTCTCTTTCATGGGCAAAATGTGTCAGTTCATTTACCAATGCTGCGTGCATTGTAGGAGAACCCCCAGTAAGCATCATTTCTTTCACTTGTGGGTTCTCATCATAAATAGCGATTATATCATTAAAAGTAAAAATACCTTTTTGAGGATGGATACTTGTATACCAACTGTCACACCATCCTCCATCACCAAACCAACATCTGTGAGTACATCCCGTTGTTCTAACTGCAATAGTGGGACGTCCAAAACGGGAGCCTTCACTTTGTACACAACGGTATACTTCTAGTATTGGTAATACTTTATTATAATCTTCTATTCTTTTAGGCATTTTCTAATACTTTTTCCACATGCTTTCGTACAACTTCCCAATCGACAGGTCCTGTTTCGTCAGCATATGCGACTGGATCAGGTCTTCCCACCTTAAGAAAAGCTTCAACCCTTTCCACCGATGAAGCTGATTTATAATCACTGTACCAAGTACCATTAATATTAATGGGCTTATAAGAAGTATTTGTATTTCTATAAACCTTATCAAAGTTAAGTCTGAGCTCATCGCAGCATTTGGCTCCATCTTTAAGTATATCAAACTTATCCCCATTAAGATAAGGGGTAACATAGCTAACGCGATCAGCGTCCCAATTACCTTCGGTGAAGGCTGTATAGTCAGCGTCCCTGAATTCTTGTCTACAGTCAGGATAAATAGCGTGATCGCCCGCATGAATACCCATGGCGATATGTACTTCAGTATTTTTTTCATTTGCAATAGATAGGGCAACAGCCTGAATTAATGATGAAAATATTTTATTACGATTAGGAACAACAGTTTCTTTCATATTTTCTTGTTCATAATGACCCTCAGGTACTTCGTCTCCACCTTCTACGAGAGCACTATTAAGCATAGGGGCTAAGCCATCAAGTTTAATTGTACCATATTTAATTTTATAGAATAGAGATGTTAAATCTCCTGTGGGGAGGGTTCCAATTCTTGAACTATTCAGGTAATCTACTAAAGATTGTGCTCGTTCAAGTTCAACTTTATGTTTTTGACCATAATCAAAACTTAATGCAGTAACTTCATATCCGTCTGCTAATAGGCGTAGGAGGACAGTACTACTATCCATTCCTCCACTCAGTGATAATACTGCTTGTTTATTCGTATTCTCCATATAAATTGTATGTTTTAGGTTGTGGTGGTTCTGGCTCTGGTATTTCTTCTTCACTATAAACATATACTTTACCTTCTGCAGCTTTTAGTACATAATCTGTTGGTTTTGATGATTCATTTTGGAATACCCACTCAATTCCTTCAGTTAAAGACGAAAGTATTGGTTGATCACTATCAAGAGGTGTCCATCTATCACCAGGGGGTAGTCTTTTTAATACTGCTTTTAGTATAATATCTTTTTCAGCCATTTTATTTATCGTTTAAATGTTCAGTTTTTGATTCATGCTCCCAAATACCATCTACATTATATTCATGCCAATGGACTTTACCCTCTAGAATGGCATTTTTAATATTTTTCTGTCTGTTATTTAGGTTTGACTTACCACTTTTTACTTCTACAAAATGAATAGCACATTTCTTTTTAGATCCCATATCTGTAAAAGCTATGTAGTCAATAGGATTGCCAAAAAATCTTACATCTCCAGGATTGATAGGAAAATCTTCCATAAAGGGAACATAGTGTTCAATAGTTTTACCAAAACTAACTGCTCGTGAACGTTGGTAGGCGTCCTCCCTAATAGCTTTTTCTTCTTTAGTTTTCCATTTTGCTAAAAATGACTCTGCTTTTCGTTCTGCTATTCTATCATGTGCTTTCCACACATAATATGTAAATGCTAAGGAGCAAGCTGTTATAGTAAGTAAAATTAAGTTCATATATTGTTTATTTTTTTAAACATTTCTACATTATATAGGATGTCTTCTTTTTGTTTGGGGGTTATAGTTTGTATAAAATCTTTATCAATTTTTTGACTACTTTTATGTAATAATCCTCCTTCGGAATACCTAATTCCTTCTAACCCATGTATAATAGGGTTTGAGGTATCTATAGTTTTAATAAATGGAAAATCTTTATAATATAAATATTCTTGGGGTAGATTACAACCTAAAAGGTGAACCTTATCCATATCACTTATAATATTATTTTTGCGCAGATTTGTAATAGTTTTTAAACGACCCATCATTTTAGCTATGTAGGGGTTTGGGTGTTGAAAACACTCCTGAAACCAAGAAGCACCATAACTAAATGCTATTTTTTCATAACCAAACCATTTATATGATTGAAAACCAGTAGCAAATTCAGTGTATGATTTACCTTGAACTACTGCTACTTTAGTGACTTCCTCAGGGAGTACTATCTTCGACCATTCTTTAGCATTTCGGATACTATAAACAGAATTTTCCCAAACATCCGGTACTATAAATTCATTAGGTTTAAGTTCATTTACCCAATACATTAATCTTTTAGTATCATAAGCCTCTCCAAGTTCGTGAAGGGAATTATCCATTATTATATATCTACCTTCTTTTTTAGCTTGCCTAAAATAAGCTTCATACTCAGGGTGTATATCTAAAAGGTGTGGAAGGCAATAATCATAATCATTAAATTGTTTGCTGTCATTTAATAATTGTAGTGGTACTTCGTGTGATACCTTAATCTTCATAATATATAGAACTATTTTTGTCGTTTTCGAAGCACTCTACTTTTACTACTTTACACCTACCCCCATCAGTTTTGGATAAAACATCATTAAAATGGTCAAATACTCTTTTAGCACAACTTTCTGCCCCTAATTTATCCATTACGGTAAGTTTGCAAAGTCCTTCCATTGCTGCTGATTCAAAAAAATCAAGGTAAGGGTCATCTTTTTCAATTAGAGTGGTATGATCCCACATATCGTCCATCCATGATTTTAAACCATTTCCTACAGGTGCATCTTTAAAACCACCATAATCTACAATCCAATTCATATCATCTAATCCCATATTTTCATCTTCGGGTGTATTAGATTCAAACCATACTTTAAATTTTAGGGCATATCCATGTAGTAATTGGCAGTGGGAATGTTGTGCTCTCCATTGTCTAATAGCAATGGAGTAGTTGTCAAATAATTTTGTTGATTGAAATTTTTTCATATTTTATTGTATTAAAGAATTTTTGGGGGGCCTACCTCTTCTTTTCTTAGCTGGTA